TCACCCGCACGACGACGACCTGCAGTGTGCTGGTGTCTGGTACGAATTCGACGACCTGCCTGCGCTGTTGGCGCATTTGGATACGCTGGCCTAACGAATAACCACGGGCCTACGGGCCCGGTAATAGGAGTGATGATGATGCACCGTATGACCGAAAAGCAGCTTGCGCACGCGCGGATGGTGAACGAGCGAGCCGCTGATGTCGTGGCCGATTATGTGGCGCGCCGACAGCGTATGACTGTCGCTGATGCCGTTGAAGCTGTCGCGGCGCATTGGGGTATCGTTGCCGATGCTTTTGCCGGCTACCTGCAGTCCCGCGTCCCTGCAGACTTCGATGCGCTGCAGGCCGCGAGAAACCTGCAGTCGACGCCGCTCGAGGGGCACGATTACTGGCAATGACCCCGAGTTATAGCCCCGTGCACCGGGGTTATGGCGCGCGGTTTGCGCGGATAACGATAGGAGTAGACGATATGAAACCATACGCCCAGTACAAGGCCGATGGCGCATTGTGGCGCGCCGGCCGCTCGATTGTCGGGCTTTGTTCGGCGTGGAATCACGCTACAAACCCTGCGCTGCTGATGACCGATGCCGATCACGATCGGTCGCGGATTTACGCTCGCGCGATCATGGCGCGTATGCGTAGGCTCGGGTTTGTCTACGGCCGCGATTACCGCGAACTGTCGAACGGCATGCTGTGGCCTATGGCGCGCTGACGTAAGCCCCACGTCAGCCTATCCCCCGACACTACACCCGCCCCGAACCGGGCACACTGGAGAAAGACGATGCACGATATCCCCCTGACTCTGACCGATGCCCTGTTCGCAGTCGCATTCGGGCTCGCCCTGGGCGCCCTGGTGGCGCTTGGGTTCTGACGCATCCGCCGAGCCCCCACCGGGGGTTCTGGGATGCGCCACGGTGGCGCAGAAAACGAGGACGACACCATGCCGAAGACACAAGCCCGCCAGCAGGATCCCGCCCCATACCGCGTGGACGCCGAAGCCGGCCCCGATGCTGTTGCACGTCGCGAGGATGCCATCATTGCGTCAGCGCTGCGCATCCTAGACGCTCGCATCCGCACCGGCCCCGTGATGGACTCCCCGCGCGCCGTGAAGGATTACCTGCGCCTGCACTTCGCCGAAGCCAGCGCCGCCGGCCGTGAAGAGTTCGCCATCATGTTCCTGGCGCAAGATCACCGGGTTATCGAAACGCGGACCCTGTTCCGCGGCACGCTGGCGCAAACCAGCGTCTATCCGCGCGAGGTGGCGAAGGAATGCTTGATGCGTAACGCCGCCGCTGTCGTGCTGGCTCACAATCACCCGTCTGGCGCGGCCGAGCCGTCGCGCGCCGATGAATACCTGACGCGGACGCTGAAGGACTCCCTGCTGCTCGTGGACGTGCGCGTGTTGGATCACGTCGTCGTCGGCGATACCTGCGTTTCGTTTGCCGAGCGTGGCCTACTGTGACCCCCGCCCCCGAAACCCCCGCAGAGCCCCTACGGGGGCCTGTGTGGCCTTTCCCACCCGCGCTGCTGGACTACCCCAGCATGCCGCCTGGCGCGCGTCCTGTGGGCCGCGTAATCCCGCCGGCTGATGCCGAGTCGGCTCTGTTTTGAAGGAGTGACGAAAATGCACACCCCTGGACCCTGGACCGTGATCCTCGGCGACACCATCGCCGGCGCCCCCGCTTATTGGCTGATCGAGGGCGCTGGCGGCGTCATCGGCGACATTCAATCGGTCAACGCCGACGACGCCCGCCTGATCTCTGCCGCCCCCCAGCTGCTCCGCGCCCTGCAGCGCCTGACCCATCCCGCAGCCGATGACGACGACCTGGCTTATGCGCTGGACGTTATCCGGGTCGCCACGGGTCAACCCTGAATCGAGGAGAAACGAAATGAACGAAGTAGAGTACGAGCGTATGCAGGAACAGATTGCGGAAGGCGAGCACGCCAACGCATGTCTGGACGCGATCCTTTCCGACAATGGCAGCGACATGACGCTGCCTGCCCTGTACCGCAGCATCTACAAATACACGGCATGCGGCCCCTGGCTCAGCGTGCAGACGTGGGACGGTCGCAGGTTTCACTGCGACGCGCTGCACAAGGTAGACAAGAACGAGGTGCGCTACCTGCTGGTTGGCAGCATCGTCGAAGGCAGTGATGCCGAAACAACCGCAGACCCCATCGACCTCGTGGAGTGCGAGTCCCCCGAAGCTGCCGTCGCGCTGTTCAACCGCACGGTGGAGTGGGTCAACGACGAGGCCTGCGCCCTGTGGCGCGAGGCCCACGACGAAGACGACGAAGACGACGAGTCGGGTGCGCCGTGATTTTGGCGCTCCTCGCCATCCTGCTGGCCCTGCTGCTGGCAGTGATTCTGGACCTATAATCGCCCGGTCCTTCGGGACCGTTGTCTCCTCCTGTCGGCCTGTTGGCCGGCTTCGCCCCCGGATCGTGCGCCCATCGCTGCCGGGGGCCTTTTTTCGGAGCATCGAGAATGCTGATCATTACCCATTGCGACGCCGACGCTGAAATCCGCGCCCGTGGCGTCGCCGCTGCCGCGCGGTATTTCGCCGACACCGGAGCCGATCCCGTCGCGGCCTGGCGCGCCGCCGAGGCGTGCAGCTTCGGCGGCCTGTTCGACCGCGACGCCCTGCGCGCGTGGTACACGGCCGAGGACGCCGCCGTTTTGGCCATGTATGGGCGCTGGCGCCACGCACCCGCCAGCGTGGCGCTGGAATGGCGCGCGGAGCCGGCAGGGGCGGTTATCCCGCCTTGAACGGGTAGATTTTCGCCGCAGGCATCAGCGTTTCGAGCATGCGGCGGATTTCGCTGCGGTTGCTCTGGTAGCGCTCCAGCGTGTCCGGCGAGCAGAGAATGTGCTTCTTCTGCGGCAGTTCGTTGGTCTTGACCTTTCCCAGATCAAGCCAGCCAGCATGCCCAGCCGCGACATACAGAGACTGAATGCTGATTTTGTGATCCTGCATTCCCTGCTGGAGTTCGTCTACCACCGGCTGCCACGGACCCATGATCGCCCCGGGCCGGAACACGCCGACCCGGTTACGCATCGCCTCGGCCAACAGAGCCTCGCCTGCCGATAGGCCGCCCTCCATCATGACGGTCTTCGCGTCTGTCACTGGCGGCCGATCACCGGGGCTGAAATTCGATACGTCTCGCTGCCGCAGCCAGTAGGCCACGCAATCCAGCCCGCCTGCCTGATACCAGTGCCAGAGGGCGCGCGCTTCCTGCTGCGGCAATATGCCGGCTTCTGACCACAAAACCATCCAACGTCGGTCATCTGCCGATAACGACAGGGATACTCGCTCGTTGCTAAAACCCAGCACCGACAGCCTGTTGACTGCCGGGTAGGGGTGCCGGCCCTTTTCGTTGACCGAGAATGTCTCGGGCGGCGCGGCCAGCAGGGGCTTCAGTTTGTTTTCGAGTGCGCGCCTGTCGGCTAATGCTGGCTCTCGAAGTTCGTTCAGAACCAAAACTTCGCTGAGGACGTAGTAATTAAATGCCGACTGGATTTCCTCGGTCGTTACCGTTTTGACGTTCTGTCCCGTTGGGCCGCCGATAGCATGCAGGAATGGCATCCAGAGCGTGTCTTTTCCCGACCCCTGACGGCCGCCGTGCAAGATGCCGTGATTGATTTTCACGCCGGGATTCTGCACCTTGAACGCCATCCAGTCCAAGCAATGTCGGCGCTCCTCGGGATCGGGGATCATGCGTTCGCAGTGCTCCAGCCACGGGCCGACATCGCCAGGCACGCCGGCCGGCCTGCCGTCGCGCCAGGTGTTGCCGAATTGCTCGCCGTCGTAGCCCACGAAAAGCCCGTTCCCAGGCGCGTAGATCAGGCCGGCCAGCGTCCGTGCGCCCATCGCAATGCGGTTCTCGTCGTAGCTGGTGCTGGCCGTCACGCGGGCGTGCAGACCGTTTGCGCCAGCGTGGATAGAGTGCATTTTGTGGTGCCTAAATGCCGCGTCGAATGATTTACGCTCCACCAGTTTCCTGCGATGCAGGTCAAAGAAATCCGCGCTACTGAGCAGAAACGCAAACCGCTTGTACCAATCTGGCGGCTCCAGCGTCCCGATCTCGTCGCTGTCAGGTGGCGTCGGGTCCGCTGCCGGCTGCGGCTCGGGCTTCGCTGCAGGCTCGGGTGCTGGCGGCCCGTACAGCGCTGCCCGCGGCGCAATCCACGCCCGAGCGTCGGACCACCGCGTCCAGCCGGAATCGGCGCAGTCCCAGCCCTCGGGCTGCCCGCTGGGGTCGATGATCTTGACCTCGGCCGCGATCGGCTGCAGGATCGCCGCTAGGCGCTGCATGGCCTCGATGCCGGCCTGATCCGCGTCGGGCCAGAGCAGGATTTTCCGGCCCCGGAGGGTCTGCCAGTTCGCGCGGTTCAGTGCCTGCGCGCCACCGGGCCAAGTGCAGGAGACATATGGGCTGCCGGTCAGTCCCGCCGCTGCGTCGGCGGCTTTCTCGCCCTCCACGACCATCACCGGATCCTCGGGGCGGGCCTCGAGTTCCTGCAGCCTGTACAGCGGGCGCGGGACGGGCCACTGGCCCATGCCCCAGCCGTCGTGCGCAAAAGTCCAGGGCACGATCTGCTTGCGCTGCCCCTCGGGATCGTACCGGGCGACGTAGCCCAGCACGTTGCCGTTGCCGTCGAAGTACGTCCATATCTGCGACGGGTCGCCGTATATGGGATGCCTGCAGTCGTGATCGGCCGATTCTGACGGCACGGGCGTGATGACCTGCCGCTGCGGCTTCGCTGGTCGCGCCGGCCGCGCTGGCGCTGCTGGCGTGCCGTCCAGTTGGCGGTACGCCTCGCCTAAATCGATCTCATGGATGGCGGCGTACAGGTCGATCAGATCGCCGCCCTTGTCGCCAGCGGCGAAGTCGGCCCAGCGGCCGCTGAGTAGGTTAACGCTGCAGGAGTCACCCTCACCGCCGGCCAAGTCGCCGCAGACCCACTCGTGGCCCCGGCGTTTGCCGCCAGGAAGCCACTGGGGGACCAGCGTGTCGGCGCTGATGAGCAGGCGCTGTGCGAGCGCGCTGAAGTCAAGTTTCGTTGTCATTTCCCCTCCAAAACCGCCGGATCAATCACCTCGGCGCCAGGAATCCTGCCGGCCTGTGCCTCCCGCGTCCGAGCTCTGATCCGCTCCTCGGCGCGGAGCCGCTCCGAGTGCGTGACTGCGGCCAAGATGTCGATCATGGCGACCTCAAGACACCGCAGCGCCGCCAGTTCCCCGGCGCGAACTGCACGCGTCCCCGTAGCCTGCTGCCTGCGGATGATCTCGGCGCACGCTGCCTGTGCGTCTGCGATCACGCCGTCAGGGTCGGATGCCAGGCCCATGCGCGTGAGTTCCTCGGCCAGATTGACGCTGTCGAAAATCACGCCCCACTGCTGGCGCTGGGCTTTGCCCTTGGCCACTGCGTCGAGTGCGTCGTACATCTGGAGTGCCCAGACTGTGCGGTCGTCGCGGGTGAGCAGGGCTGCGCCTGTGATGGCGACGAGGTGGGCCGTGGGGTTGATGCCTCGGGGGCGGTAGGTGGAGCGCTTGCGGGTCATGCGTCACCCAGCAGCCGCTGCGCGTCCTCGACACTGCGGCAAACCCCCGCCACGCCCCCGGCCTGCCGGATCGTGGCGAGGAATTCCTCCTGCCCGGGCCGCATGCGCCCGGTGCGCGACTTGACCTCGATGGCAAGCGTGCGCCCGTCGCGCAGCACGCCCATGATGTCGCTCATGCCGCGCGCCGTGTTCGCGCGGATGTACCGCGTCGAGCCGTCCCGGTTGCGCTCTTGGAACGTCCCGCTGTTCTGCCGCCAGCACTGCGCCACGCAAGGGTGGCGCCTCAACAACTGCATGATCGCCCGCAGGATGTCGGCCTCGCTCGGTTCCGTGCTGGGTTTCGCTGCGGCGCGTTTCTTCGGCTCCGGCGGTATCGGCAGCTCCCGCGCCGGCTTGCCGCTGAGCGCGGCGTACAGCGCCTCGGATTTCTGATTGGCGAGCATGACCTCGCGCAGGGTTTTTCGGCCCCTCATCGCTTTGCCCCTTGCGCGGCGCACCGCGCCGCATACGCCCAGACTGATGGCGCCTGCTCATACGCCTGCCGCGCGGTCGCGCCCACCTCCGCTTCGCGCGTGGCCCTGTACCACACGTTGTTTTTGTTGATCGCATCCGCGACCACTAGGCCGGCTTGCTTCAGATGCAGCAGGTATCTGTTGGCGGCGTTCTTCTGCACGCCCAAGTGGGCGGCCACGTTTGCCGTCGTCACCGGCTGGTAGTTCATGACGACGTGTAGTGCGTCGCGTTGTCGGGGGGTCACTTTGTCCTCCTGTCGGGGCCGCAAGTGTCAGCCCGCCACGCTGCCGCAGTCAACCCGCGCAGAATGCCCCCGCAATTCTGTCAACAATAGGCGCAGAGCGGCACAAAGTGGCATGATGCGTCGGCGCCGATGCGAGCGCGACACAGGAGTTGACGAATGTACACGACAACCTACGGCCCGGGCGATGAAGCTACGTGGCCTACGTATCCTCCCGGGTATGCCGGCGATCACCCGAACGAAGCCGAGGCCCGCGACCATTTGCTGGCTTGCCCAGCAGATTGGCAACTGTGGCTCAGCGTCGTCAGCCAAGCCCGCGAGGGCGCGGCGTTTGACGTCGTGAACGTCCGCGAGGAGGACATGTCGGCGGCTCACGCAGACGTCCTGCTGGCGTGCCTTTTCGCCGGCACCCGTGCGCAGGCCGATGCGGCTCGTTTCGAGCTGCAATCGCGCTTCTTGGCGCACAACGAGCACCGCGTCCAGCAGATCGCGGACTCCATGTTCGCCTGCAGTGAACCCTCTGACCCGTATGAATGGGAGATTTGAGATGACCACCATCCACATCCACCAGATCGTCAGCGTGCGCGCCGACCGTCGCATCAGCGCTGAGGGCTATACCTGGCGTCACATCGTCCTGACGGACGCTGACGGCCGCGAGACGAAGATCGCGCTGTTTCCTGCCAGCGAGGGCAAGCCCGAACAGATCAGCATCATTGACGAGGAGCGGACGGAATGATCCTCGAAACCGCAGACCAGCGCACTGCCGACTGGTACGCCGCCCGCATCGGCAAAGCCACGGCGTCCCGGTTCAAAGACGCCATCGCCACCAAGAAGCAGACTGAAAAGCAGAAGAAGGACAACCTGCCCGGCGACCCCATGCAGGCGCAACTGGACTACCTAACGGAACTGGTCGTGGAGCGCCTGACGCAGCAGCCGATCCAGCGCTTCCAGAACGCCGCCATGACCTGGGGCACAGAGCAGGAGCCCGCAGCGCGTGCGGCCTACGAGCGCGCAACCGGCACCAGCGTCGAGGAAACCGGCTTCATCGCCCACGACACCCTGCTGGCAGGCTGCAGCCCGGATGGCTTGGTGGACTGGGACGGCCTGATCGAGATCAAGTGCCCTTACAAAAGCTCCGTTCACATTGAGACGCTGCTGCGTGGCATGCCCGACGAGCACCGCGCGCAGGTACAGGGCCAGATGTGGATCACTGGCCGCCAGTGGTGCGATTTCGTCTCCTTCGATCCCCTGATGCCTGAGCCGCTGCAACTGCACATTCAGCGGATCAACCGTGACCCTGGCTTCATCGCCGACCTGGAAGCCAAGGTTACGTCTTTCCTGCAGCAGGTCGGCACCCAAGTCGAGGCGCTGCGGCGTCTCGCGGAAAGCAAGAAATGATCACTGAGAAGCGCAAGTACACGCGCACCGTCAAGGTTTACGTCGTGAGCCACCCCGACCACATGGACCGCCTGATCCGCGCCATCAGCGCAGCCGAGGCGATCCGCTACGCATCGTCGGGCTACGAGGCCAAGCTCGCCACGCAG